TCCACAACTAAACCCTGCCTGTTCAGGCTACGTTAAACCAGTACCTGTAGTAGTTAAGGTAGAAATCTACGATGCACTAGAGGACAGCACTGTAGTAGAAGTTTTAGATGAAGAGACAGAATTTAAATATGATAAAGATGGTAACCGTATAATTGAAGACAAAGAAGAGAAGAAAGTTTCTAGACTTGAGATGGGCCTAACAGCTTCTGCCAATGCCTTAACAATCTTTAGAACACAAGGCCAAGCAGAAATAATAAACCAGATTAACTTACAGACAGACTTAGCTATGTACTACAACTCTTCTATCAATGGCGGTTTTTATAAAGATAGTAACTCCCTTGCAGATTCTAATCTACCAGATAACCCAAAGGCGTTTAGAAATCATCTAGCTCAACAACTACGACATGAAGAGTTGGTCCAACTGCAATACAACTAATGAGGTTTAATATGAAATATTCTATTCTAATTCTTTCGCTTTGTGCTACACCTGTATTAGCAGATGTTAATATTTCTGGAAGCGTAGAAGCTAAATGTATAATCCAGACAGACACTGGTGGCGTTTACGGAAACCCAACAGCTACAAAACTAAGCACTTTACCTGCTGACGGTGGGGTAATACCAATCGTGCGTTATGATGTAGCGGTAGCTAATTACTACACTGCTAAGATTACTCACCCATCAGCTTTCTCGTCCTCACCAACTTTGACTGACACAGTAGCTTGGACAGGGGTAAGCTCAGTAGCTCAAACAACTGTCGCTGGAATGGCAGCTTATGACGCAGCAAAAGTTGTGTACGGTTCTACTACTAATTTTAATTTGACGATTGCTGGTAGCACCTGGTTTAAGACCGCTAGTACCGCTACGTATGGTGTAGGCAAAGCGTTTCCAGGTGGTTCATACACTGCTGTTGTACAGGCTGAGTGCATTGCTAACTAAAGTAGCCTTATTAATTATGTTGTGGACGTCTTCATTAACAGCACACGAGATGACACCTGCGTATCCTAAGATTAAATCCTCTTATGTATCAGGTGTAGTAAAAGTTGAGATGTCTATCTTTAACTATAGATCAGACGTCAAGTATTATCAGGTTGATGTTTTTGACATAGACTGGAAGAAAGTACCCTTCTCAACTCAGTATAAAGTATTAAAAGTTAAACACAGTGAACGTAATAACTTTAATGTGTACATACGTAAAACAGATTTAAAACGTGCAGTGTATTTGTGTACAACATCTAAAGTTAAAAAACAAGTGGGTGTTAATACTTTAGTTTCATCTCGTATATGTTCTAGGTTAGATGGCGCAAAGCCATGAGGTTAGCAGTTGTTTTGTTCTTTATGGCTACAGCAGTAAATGCAGAAAGCAATTCTCTTGCATTACAACTGCCAAGCCCACCACTAAACTATCAGTCTGACCGATTTAAGGCTGGTAATCTTGACTGCTCAAACGCTGTAGGGGGTGCTACTAACTTAGAGTTTGGTGTAACTGGTGTGATGACTGACTTAAATAGTAGTACGGCACGGGGTAAAGACATAGGTATATATGCTCGTATTGTTATACCATTAGATAAACCAAAAGCTAGAATAAACTG